CTTGGCGGAAATAAAGCTTGTCATATGCGAAGTTAATAGCCTGCTCCCTGCCAGTTTCCTGACCAACGAAGTTCCACGCTCCGGAGTTGACACGATACTCAAGGCCAGCGGTGACGCTCGTGTTATAGATCAGTGCACTGAACGATGCAGCTGTGTACTGGAGCACGTCCCCGGCGCCACCCGGCACAGCGGTGATGCTTGCCTTGACGGTCGTGGTTTCGGCGCTTCCGGATACTGAAATGATCTTAGCCATAGTGAATCCTTAGGGGCAAATTGCAACCAGGTGCACTACTTGAGCGCCTGGCGATGTCTGGATGATTGGGATGGTCAGCCCAAGCAGCCCGTTCAACGTCAGGACCGCCCGCGATAGCGTAATCGACACTGTAGCGTTGGTCACGCCGGTCAGCTTATGGTTGATGACCTCGCCTGCCGTGCCATTCTCAGGCGTCAGGCTAACTACTGGCAGAACGCCAGTCGGGCATGCGCTCGGCAGCGACCACGTATAGGCGCCATCCGTTGCCGTGGTGGCGCGCACGCGATTGATGGCTGGAGACGTTCCAGCTGGGCCTGTCGCACCGGTAGGGCCGGTGGCGCCAGTCAAGCCGATCGGCCCTTGCGCACCAGTGGTGCCAGTAGCGCCTTGAATGCCCTGCGCGCCTTGAGGACCGGCGACACCTTGCGGACCTTGTGGGCCAACAGCCCCCGAAGCCGACAGAACGCCACTACCCAGCGACAGGCCGGTCCCCAACGTGTAGCAGCCAGGCTGGACGCTTGCGCCGTCGAGCGAAAACAAGCAGCTCACACCGCCAGGCGGGAAAGCAATGAAGCGGTCGATATAAGCTGTATCGGTGATGTTGCGCTGCCGGACAGTGACATCGGTTGGGTCTGCGGCTGCGATGCACGAAGCCAGTGCCAAGAGAGCGAAGATAGCTTTTTTCATGACATGCGCGTCCATGTGTTGGCGGCCACCTTCTGAAAGCCGATGTTATCGCCGAGAACGGCGGATAAGGGGGCGCCGAGGATCGTAGTGGCTCCGTTGATGGTCAGAGCGGTGATCGCCTTGAGGAACGCAATGCGCTCGACTTGGCCGATGGTGCTGGCTGCATCTGCTGGTAGCGTTACGCTCAGCGTCGCCAGCGTGCCGGCCGGGTTGATGACGGTAAGGCCGGTCAACCCGGAATTGATGACCGTCACCGTGCCGCCAGCAGTTGGCGGAGCTGGGGTGGCAACTTGCATCACATCGTTTTTAGACATACCTCCAGCGCGGTAGCTCATGCTAGATGCCCTCGCCGTCAGTGAACTCGATCGCCGCCGTACCCGTGTCGCAGATGGCAGCCACGAAGGTGGCGTCGCCTTTGGTGAAAACTTCGACAGAATTTGGCAAAACGTTCATGTCGGTCGCGGTAGCTACGACCGCAGCGCCAGCCGGACCGCTGAACTTGATGCGGCAAGCGTTCGGGCCGGCGTTGTACACGCGCACGGCGTTGCTGAATTGGTCCAGAGCTGCCGATGCGCTGGTAGTGGTAGCGGCGATCTTGGTGGTAGCCTTGCCCGCCGTGTGGAATGCTTTAATGCGCATGGTGCTCTCCAAAAACGGCCCCGAAGGGCCGCTGATTTAGGTCGTGTAGTAGTGCACCCACACGGTGGCGACGAGGCCGGCCGTGGTTGCGCTGCCGGTGATGGTCAGGAACTGCGTCAAGCCCATTTTCTGGACGGACTTGCCGTTCGCGCCTTTGTCGTCCATGTTGGTGACGACCTTTTCGGTGCCGCCGATGGCGTAGGTATCGATCAGGTTGGCGGATGACGTGGTGCCGTTCGCCGCCGTGCCGACGCTGATGTTCGCCGCGCCGGTCGACTTGGTGGTGACATCAATCTCCACGCGATCGATGATGATCGGCACATTCTCCGGATTGGCCCAGGACAGGATGGCGCCGCCAGTGGTGGCTGCCACGCCGACGATCGGCAGTTGCTTGATAATCAGCGCGCGGTGCGTGCCGCCAGCTTCCATGACTTTTGTCGATGTAACGTCGTCGTACATAGCCAAGCCACCACCGGCTGTTTGTCGTGCATTGGTACCCATAATTTTCTCCAGTTGAGGAAGGGGCCGAAGCCCCGACCGGTTTGATTACAGGATATCCAGTACGGCGCCGCTGGCCTTAGGCTGGCCGCAACGCAGCGTGTATTCCACGATGAGCTGTTTCTTCATGCTGTCGCCGGTCTTCGCCAGGTCCTGGCTGAAGAACGGGCGCAGGAAGTCGACCGACCACATGTCCGATTGCAGCACCCAAACGTCACGTGCACGCTGGAAGCGGTTCGGTACGGCCTTGATGCTGCCGAAGTCCGACACGTACACGTCGACCGAGGCGTACAGCTTCTTGTCCTCGCTGTCGTCCATGCGGGTTGCGTTACCGGTGAAGGTGGAGAAGGTTTGCTTCGCCAGAGGACCCATCATGATCGTGTCGGGCATACCGCCGGCGGTGAACACCTTCTGCAACACGTCTTTCAGGCGTGCTTCGGTGAACAGCGCTTGGGTGCCATCGGTCTGCGCCACGTTGGTGACGTAGTTCGGCGCGACGTAGCCGACGCCGGCATTGACGTTGTCGCCAGCCCAGCCGACCAGGCCGCGAAGTTGACGCGGCGCGGTCGCGGTGACGTTGTTCTGCGTCAGGGCGAACTCCATGTCGCGCTTCAGTTCCAACGACTTCATCGCCATCTGGTAGCCCATTTCCGACTTGCGGCCAGCGGACAGGGTGGCTTCTTGGGTACCTGACACGATCACGGTTTTGGTCGAGATTTGCGTTCTGTTGCCCAAGCGAACAGTCGGCGTCACAGCGACAGCAGCGGCGTCATCGCCCTCGGTCTGTGCATTGGCGCCGAATGCAGCCAAGTCTTGGGTCTGCCATTCGTGCAGCGTGTTCGTCGCCTTGCCCTTGCCGATCATCGACATGAACGGGACATCGGTAGGGCTGATACGATAGATGATATCGCTCAGGTCTTCGCGGTTACCAATCGCAGCGGTGGACAGGTAAGTATTTGCTGGTGCGGCCATTATTAGCTCCTAACGCCTCGCGGCGTATGAATTGGGTTACATGAATGAGGCAAATGCGGCGGCTGCATCGCTTATCTTGCCGCCGCCCTTCGACAGCTTATTCAGCGCGGCTGCGCGCGTCTCTGCGGCGCCATTGCGCTGCGTTGGCGTGCCAGTACGTTCGACCTTGGCTGGCGCGGCAACGACTTTCTTGCTAGCCTTGCTCGCGCGCTCCATCAGGTCACGGTACTTCATGGCGTCGTTTGCCATCAATAACAGGCGGGCGTCAAGGATAGCCATGCCGTCCTCTGCCTTGTAGCCGCGCTCCTTCAGGTAGTTATCCAACTGACCCATGCCAGTCTTCATCTTCTCGGGGTCTTTCCACTCAGGCAGCTTGGCTACGAGGATATCGTGCTGCTCCTTTATGAAGTTCTTCGAGGTTTCCTGTTGGTCTGCGACTGCCTGGTCATACAGGTCTTTCATGTCCTGCTTGGCTTTGGCCTGTTCCGCTTGCCCTTTACGTAGGGTGCGTTCCAGTGCCAGATACCCAACAGGATCGGTGTTCAACAACTCGTCGGTCAACTGCGATTCGATGTGCGTCAGGTTGCCGTCTGCCTGGATCAGGTAGGCGTTCAACTTGTGCGCCAATTCGTTGCGCTCGTTCTTTGCTGCTTCTTTCTCTGCGGCGGCGGCCTTCTGCTGCTCGGACAGCGCCATCGTTTTCTGCGTGTAGTCGGCAGCCTTCATCTGGCCTTTAATGGCCTCGGCGATGGCCTCTTTGGTCATCTGCACAGGCTTGCCGTCAACTTCGATGGTGACGGTTTCCGGCTCGGCCGGCTTATCATCGTCCTGGGCTTGCTCGTCGCCATCTGCCGGCGGTTCTTGCGGCGCTTCGCCGGCTGCTTCTTCAGCGGCCAAGCGCTCCGCAGCAGATTCTTGCGTTTCCTCAGCCGGCACTTCGCCACCGAACATCGTTTCAAATGCGTCCGATGCTGCGCCCATGTCCAAACTGCCGGTTTCTGCTGCGTCGCTCATTTATTGCTCCTATTTGGATGCCTTGCGGCTTGTCCAGTGGTTACAGGGTGATAATCTCGCCAGTCGTCAACTGGTATGCAGCGGCGCCAGTCAGCACCGCGACGTTGCTACCGTTCGGCATCTGGATCAGCTCAGCGGCCGGGGTTGGATGCCAGCAGCGCGAAACCTGCGCAGGCGATGCGGTGACGGCGTCCATCATGCCAGTCCAATCACACGCTTTGCCTTCTGCGCCAGTGACTCCTGATGCGCCAGATCCAGCGTCGCCAATTTCCCCGTCTCCAGGCTGGTTTGCAGAGTCGCCTTCAGCTTGTCGGCCAACTTCAGGAGTTGGTACAGCTTTTCGCGGCCGTCCAGGTCGCGTACCGGTGAGTTTGTCCATTGCTCGATAATCTCCGTCTTCATGTCGGTGAAAGCCTGGTCAAAGGCCTCGTTTTCCAATACTTCGCGCGCGCGGTCGCCGTTGTAAATGCGCTGCTCAATCGTCGCCATCTGGTTCTCCGTGACTTGCTGTCGCTGCTGCCGAAATTTCAGCCGTGTGCGCTGCTGAATCGGCGGAAATCATGGATTTGCCAATCTCTTTGTGCGCGGCAATCTGCGCAACAGTAATCTTGGTCATGTTGTCCTGGTCGATCTTGTAGCGCTCCAGCTCGCGCTGCTCTGCTGCGTCGGCGAGCTTGGCTAACTCGCGCTCATGCTCATACTGCTGGCGCAGCGCATCGAGGTCAGCCAGATTCTGAGCCTCGGAAAGCTTCTGCTCTGCCTCGGCCTGCTGCTTGTTCAGGTCAATCTGCATACGTGCCTGCGATTCAACTTGAATCTTGAATTGCTCCATTTCGGCCCTGTGCTGACGATCCATTGCCGCATCCTGGAGCTTCTGCTGGGTAAGCTGCGCGTCCGACTGCGCCTTGATCTGCGCCACTTGCACTGAGTCAGGTACAGGCGGCGGCCCTTTAGGCGGCTGCTTGGCTGGATCACTGAAGAACTCTTCGGCATTCTTGAAGCCCAGCGCCTCGGTCAGCTTCTTGTCCAGCGCATAGATGTTCTCCGGCGTAGCGGTACCTATCTGCAAGCCCTCACCCTGCTTCGCCGAGAGCGCCATCAGGTGGCTGACAAGCTGGTCCTTGTTGCCGGTGCCCAGGCCGACGTTAATCGTCAGGTCAAACTGGTTCGTCCACTCGCGCGGATCGATGTCAACCCACTCGCCGCCGGCCACCTTCACCATTTCGGCTTTGTTCTGGTACTTCGTCACCAGCTTGAGGATCATCAGGCCAAGCTCTTTGAAGCCTGTTTCAGCCATGTAGCGGCTGATAGTCTCGACGCGCGAATCGGCGCGGTTGGTGATGATGTTCGACTGCGTGGCGGTCTGCTGGAGTTGCACGCCGTTGCCGCCCTGGCTCTGGCGTGTCCAGCCTGTGGATTCCTCCACCTCGTTCTCGAAGAACTCCATCAGTTGCATGGAGCCAGCGATATCGCCGATGCCCTGCTGAATGGCGCCGATTGCGTCCTTGTTCTTGACGCGGACCACGCCACCCGGACGCGACGACAGCAGGTCATCCAGATTTACCTGACCTTCAAGCGCCCAGTTGCGCCCGTTGACCTGAACATACATGTTGTCCAGTTGCGCGCGCTTCAGGCTGGTCTTGATCTTCTGCGACTCGATCGCCAAGTCGGCAGGACACAGGCCGAAGAACTGATGCGGCAGCAGGATAGAGCCAAGCGCGATGAACGGAGGCCCATCGCACTCGACATTCTCCAGGATATGCGATCCGCACTTGACCACTTTGCGCCACTCGGCAATGCCATCGCCGTCGAAGTCGACCTGCAAATACGATTCCATGATCCAATACATTGTCATGGACTTGTCCGACGACTGGTTGATGTCGGTCAGGTACGAATCGTAGTTGTTGTACTGCTCGCGCTCCACACGCTCAGGATTCAGCGTGGCGCCTGCCGTGTCGTCACTCAGGCCGCCTTCAGGGATATCGTAGCCGGATGACTCCAGATCGCTGAGGGTGCGGCGTACACGGTGCGCAACGAATGGCGAAGTGGCGATAGTCTTGGTGTTCTTGCTAACCAGCAGTTCTTCGGGCGGCACATTCTCAATGCAGAGGCGGCCGCCAGACTTAACGCGCTTCATCCCTACGTCATACAGCGTTGGGATAGGCAATGCCTGCAACTCTTGGAACTTAGCTTGCGCCTGCTGGAACTGCACAACGGCCGGCGGTAACTGCGGTGGCTGGCCTGGCTGTTGTGGCGGCTGAGGCTGTGACATGGCTTGCTGCGCGGCCACCTGCATCTGCTGAAGCTGCTTCGTCGCGTGCTCCAGCGCTCTATCCTTCTGCTCCTGCGCTTCCTCGTCTGGATACGACTTCTGGTCGATTACCTCGACCTCATCGTCATCCATCAGGATCGCAAGCTGCACATCAGTCTGGCCGCGATAGTCCTCGCGCGATTCGACATCGGAGTCATCCCACCACACTTTGAGGAAGCCAACCTTGTTGAGCAGCGCCTCACGAATCCACGTCGCCGTGATCGTGTAGCCTGGATTCTTGTTGCGGAAGATGTGATTGACGTAGGCGCTGATGAGCTTGGCCTTGGGCGCGTCATCTGGCTTGCGCTCCTCGAACTCGAACACGTTGTCGGAGCCGTAGAATGTCTTGATCAGCGGACCTTCCATGCCCAGCACAGTATTGCGAACAGTGGTGTCCACAACGGACGAGCGCCCCTCAATCTCCGGGGGCGCTAGATCCTCTTTCGGCTCAGCCAGGAAGTAATACTCATTCCTGCGGCGCATTTCCTCAAGCCGTCCATCACGGTAGCCATAGGCATTCTGCGCTTCTTGGTCGATCAGCGCGCGGAGGCCGTCTTCTGTGATTTTCTCTGGCTTGGTCATTTGGGTAGCGGGCGATTCACATCGATGCGCTGAAAGTTTTAAGCTGGTTGAAGAAGTCGATTCCAAATGTACTCGTCAACTGCCACCGAATACAAAATAATGCCGAAGATCCGGTATTCAGTGACAATTTGCTTCTTAAAAGTTGCACCGCTGACATTCACTGATCGCGCATATACTGACTTGGTAACCATATTACCTCCTGAGTTCGCGCAATTCTACACTGAAATGTTTGGCGGTGGTAATTTATGCGTTTCTCATGCCGGGATATGCGAGCGCGCCTCCCCACTCGTCATTCGTCATCTGGTCAGCAACCAGCGATAGGTAGCGGAAGGCATCGGCGCCGTGCGAGAACTGGTCATGCAGCGGGTTGACACCTTGCCCTGTCTTTTCGTTGATGTTCCAGCGGTAGCGCTTCAGGCATTCGATCAGCCGGGCGGCGCGATCCTTGTGGAAGTAGATGCGCGGGAACACTTCGCGCGCCCGATCGATCCCAGTATTGACGCCAGTATTCGGCACCTCGGCCACCGTCCAGCCAAGGCCGCGCATAATCTCCGCGTCATCCTTGCCGGTCTGGTGGCGCTTGTGGAACCCATCGTGTGGTAGGTAGCACGTTCCCCAGTTCATCGGCTGGTCATCCAGTCGCAAGGCGCGCAGCTCGGCGTTGTAGTCAGCCAGAATGCGCTGGTTGCCCTCAATGTAGTGGATGATGCGAATCTCAGACGCCACCTTCTGGACGAGGATGATCGTCATGTTGTCAGCCATCCCCAAATCAAACACGATGTGCGTGCGCAGCGATGCGTCATGCGGCACCTCGCGCAGACGGCCGCCAGCGATCGTAGCCGACATGGCATCGAAATAGATCGCGCCTTCTACGGCCGGCTTGCACTTACCTTCCCACACATGGCCGTAGTCCTCCGGTTTCATCGTGGCTTTGGCGTGCACTCGCTCA